TGCTGGGAGAGTCAAAGTCCCAGATGCTGCGGCTGTGGCATCAATGACCGTGCTGCCGCTTGTCGTTCCTGCAACGGCAAGCTTACCTACTGCTCCTACTGCACCGTAGGTCTTCTTACCTGTGACCACCTGCGTGTTGGCAAGAACCATATCACCGCCCGCCCCCCCGGCATCAAGCTGCGTTTGAATTGATGATGTTACGCCATTGAGATAAGATGCCTCTGTTGCCGTGACTCCTGTGGATGTTGTAGCAAACCCGCTTGCATCAGTGACCATCAACTCCGATGCGGTTAATGCAGCGAGCTTGTTTACTGCGATAGCTGCTGCCGCTTTGATGCTGGCATTAGCAATGTTCGTGATGCTGTTCCCTGTGCCATCTTGGTCGATACTCTTATTCGTCAGCGTCTGTGTTCCAGATTTGGTCGTAATCTCCACACCCTCGATGGCAAGGACGCCAGCACCCGTGCGGGCTAAGGTCGTATCACTTGCATCGCCAACCTCGATATTACCGGTGCGAACTGAGCCTGTCGTTGTGATTGTGCTCGAACCAGTGTCAATCGTTCCGAATCCTGACGTAATCGAACCAGAATTTAAAGCACCAGTCGTAACCAATGAAGAGTCACCGGGATATCCTGTGGTGCTTGAAAGGACACCCGAAGATGGAGTTCCTAGAGCTGGGGTTACAAGTGTTGGCGATGTAGCAAACACCAGCGCACCGCTTCCGGTCTCATTAGAGATAACACCAGCCAATTGAGCGGATGTCGTGGCGGCGAACTGAGATAATGGGTTTGCGACCAATGCATCGCCACTACCGGACGGCACTCCGTTGACCCAAGCAGAGCCATTCCATGAAAGTGTGTGTCCTGAAAAAAGTGACGAGACAGAAACATCTGAAAGGTTACCGATGGATTGGCCGGTGATGGCCGTAAGATACGTTCCCAGATTGCTTATCTGCGACTCAGTAATACTCAATGCCCCCTGATGTTGGGTTACATTACTCTGTGGGACCCGAGCATCGACGATAGAACCCGTAAGCTGGGATGCCACAATCGACTTATTTGTCAGGGTAGCAGTACTTGACGCAGTAAGGTAAGTTCCAAGATTACTGATCTGAGACTCGGTTATAGAAATACCCGCCAACAGGTTTGCATAGGTGGCATACTTGCTTGTCCCTGCTGCCAAGTCGGTGGTATCACTGATATCTGTGATATGAAAGAGATCCCCTGATGCAGGGGCGGCACCGAGTGGAGCTACTTGATGGAGGTATTTGTTCGCCATTGTGGTATGCTATCGAGTTACATTTTTTGATATCGTGATCTGCCCCTCAAGCACTCTGTAAATAGCACTTGCCCCAGAAGTAACTTCAATGTCATAGACATATCGAGAGGATGTCAGTCCCGCCGTAACACTTGCACTTAAAGAGATTTCCAGAACATTTGTGAGATCTGAGTCTGTGCTTTGGCTGATGGTAAAAGTTGCTGCCGCAGATGTGGTGTTCACGGTCTTGCGAATCTGCCCCGCATAGGAGTATCCCGTGAGGTCAAAGTCAAGGTTGTCTTTCTGAACGGTCACCTCGGCAGTGAATTCCGCCCCCTGATCGATATGAATGTCTTCGTAAGATGCCATGCTACTACTTCAGGTTATTTATGATTTTGAACCCGGCGCTTATTCTGTGCGTATTGGAGTACACCGAATGCCAGAACCAGTCGCCCTTCTCCCTATTTATATCAAATGTTCTGATGTTCCACCCCGCAACATCATGGTCAACCACGGTTTTTTGGGTTTTTTGGTCGTAAAATTTGAAATACGAGTCCCCATTCAGCGAGTAATTCATGTAACACCGAAGATATGGCGTATCTGCATTGGTGTGCCACCCCATTCCCTGCCCCGGAGGATAATAGAAGAAACCGCTTCGCAGAATCGAATGATTTGGGAAGCGTTCCGCTAGGAACCTTGTGAAAAACGCGGAATCCTTCCCTGTATAGGTATCCTCAAAATATTTCTCATTGAAAGCTTGCCCAAAAGACCCCGCCGCAACCACTTCATCCCTCATGGCAGTCTTGAGGGCTTCATCTGATGTGTATTCGCTCTCAGTGAGTTTGGGATAGTCGATATCCAAGGATTCCCATCGCCCTAACCACCGTGTGGCCAATTCATCCAGATACCCGTTATCGCATATTGTATCATGTGTCATTTTACACAAACTCCTTATAGGTGGAGAGAACCGGTGGAGAAAGGTGTTCAATATCAACCGGATGAGTGACGAAAGAAAGGTCCACTGCACCCGGAATGTCCCGTAATTCCTGCTTCGTGGACTCAATCCGAGACAAAGTGTCAGGATTTGTGATGTGCCTGATGATCGCTTTATCCAATTCCTCAAGAGCCGCATCCCTCTTCTGGCGAAGTATCGCTATTGCAGCCCCCTGAAGCTTGGTGGTGTCATATTCATATTTCCCCTCCGTAATCTTGAGGAATTGAAGTTCATTTAAGTTGGGGCAATCTTTAGGATTTGAAATTTTAATTCCAAATCCGCCACTGATGCATGATCTTGCTAGTTCGCTGGGTTCTTCAAGAAGATATACTTCAAGACTGACATCACCATCATGTTGGTAGAGGACATATTTGCTCATGTAGTATCTAGAACACCACCAAACTGATTTTATCGAAGTATGCATCTGGATCAGTTGTTGCAAAGACGCTGCCGTGGGAATTGATGTAATACATCTTATCGTTATTTTTCTTCCATCCATTCGGGATGGCCGATCCGATATCTAAACCGCTCTTCGTGTAGGAATCTGTCCAGAGACCTGTTAATTCAGAAGCACTTACATATGGCGCTCCGCCATATGAATTGTGGAAGGACAGGTCTTTCCCCCCAGAGGATCGACCCACGGTCATTATCACAACATGATTTTTATGTGGCCGATCTTTTTCAAACTGAATGCTCAGGCGAGATGCATTTCCCGTAAATGTTGCGGACTGAATATTTCGCTTATCATTTGGGTTTGTGGTTATTCCCCACTGGTAAGGCGCCGTGAGACTCCGTTGAAGAACACAGTGTGCGAAACTTCCTGTGCTATCCATCAAAAACTTCGTGATCCCATTGGTTTTCTTCCTCCATGTATCAAAGGTGTCCCCCAGAGAAATACCATAGTCTTTGAAGTCGGCATATGAGATGTAGTCTTCTATCAGAGAAGGTATCTCATCAAAGTTGGATTGTTGGGCGAATACCGGATCGTCTGCCCGGTCTTCTGGAATGAAATCGTTTGGAGAGTCTGGATTTACGTCGTCCTCGTCGATGGCATATTCGACCAAATACCCATAGCGACCGTCAGCGATGTTGTCGGCACCGAGATCTCCAGCAGTGACGGAATATCTCCCCGGTTGGCTCCGATCAGACCCAAGTATGAGCGCATAATCCTCTCCTGCACTGCGATTACTAGGCTCCTTCTTATTATCTCCAGACAGATCGCTATTGTCTGCCCAATATGCATTGCGAGTGCCATCGGTCAGGTCAGATCCATCCACCCATTTCCACGAATTTTCAATGTTCTTGTCGGTCAATCCAATCCACACCGAGGGATATCCAGCCAAAACGCCATCAGAAGAAATAAATTCTTGCAGGTCTTGGTGCTTGCTCTGGTAAATTGACCCCCCAAAATTTTTATTAAAAATGTCAAATTTATAATTGAAAATCGCATTATACTGATCCTCTGTGATGACCAGCCCTTCCTCTGGGTAGTCTGAAGAGAAAAAGCTACTCAAAGCTCGGATTCGCTCAGTTTGATTGGGAGGAACCTCTGGTAAATTGACCCCCCAGAATCGATCACCAATCATACCGCTCTTCTCGTCAGCAGCGGCAGAAAGCACTGCCCAAACGGCTAGTTGATAAGCTGTATTATTTACACCCCCGACTGTCCTGATGTTGGTGGGGCCAAAAAGATATGCCCACTGAGACCACGCCCCCGCCTTCTTGACGAGTAGCTCTAAAGGCTTTCTAAATCGAAATATCTCTCTCCCCTCGCTATTCTCTAGGGCTGATATGGCGGCATCGTGTTTCCCTTTGGTGTTCAGGACCGCAAGGCGACCTCCCGTGGAGACTGCCCGTTGTTGTGCTGTCCTCCAAGACACCTTGCCAGAAGTCGGCTCAATAAGCTCGAATCGAATTGCCATATTAGATAATGATCAGAGTGAAGTAATCGAATCCACCATCTTTTCCAACCTCATCCGACAAGGTTTTGGGGTAACCGATGGTGTAATTGTCATACACCCCCTTGAAAATCGGGTCATTGGCAGGTTCCACAAACGAAAAGACCAAATCCATACCAGTATCCCTCTTGTTGCGATATCCACAGAACAAGAGATCGGTGCGCCAATTAGGGAATGCCCCCTTACCCTCACGGTGTGCATTCACCAAGGGCAAATAATCGCCTGTGATCGGCTCAATGAAACTCACGGTATAGAATCCCTTATTAGAATTCAGGGTAAACGCACTGATATTATTGGACTTCACTATGGTCTTATCCACATTATCATACACCATGTAAGTGCTAGCCAAGACCCCGCTGGAGGATTGTATTGCATTGATGATCCCGTTGGTGCATGAAGCAAACTCCAGTGAGTTGTATTCATCTGGGATTCCTGCTACTCCAAATTTTTCAATTGGTATTACGTTTTCTCTTATCATCAAAAAAAGATCGTTTTTGGTGTTGACGGTAGTGCCCCGTATATCACAAACCCAATTGTCTTATAATAATGCATTGCGGCGTATGGGCGAACTTCCTCACTGGCATTAGCGGCAAATGGCAGGAATGAAATTGAGTTTTTGGTGGGAGTGTGAAAAACAACAGTCCCAATATCACCCGCGTTTCTACGATCATTGTAACCTGATGTGGATACTGATGATCTAGGGGCAATAATATCGTCTCTGGCAGACAAGGACCCATGAGGAATTAAATATGCATCCTTGGCGGGGGTTTCAAAATTCACCGTAAAACCCTTGCCTGTGGAGAACGAATATGATTTGATATTGAAATGGTTTTTGATACTGGTAAGGCGCATATTAAATTTGTTTTTGATTATCGGCGACGGGACCACGTTCCAAGAAAGAAGACCCTTAGCAACCGGAGCCATACCAAAACCAGTCAACCGATTGACGATCCCGTTGGTTTTCTTACGGAAATCTTCCCATGTATCAGTCAGCTCAACACCGGAGCCATTTGTGGCTCCCATGGTGTTGAACGTATCAAAATCGTATGAAGGTTCAATCGGCATAATCTTAGAACTGAATAATCATCCTAACCTCTTCAATCTGGTCATTTGCACGGGTAACCTTGGCTCGATTCTCAATAAAGATAACCTCGCCGTTTCTGCGCCCAAACTTCTCGTAAGTCGCGCTGCTGTAGTCAACCAGAGCATATTCTGCATACTGGGGATCTCCGGTATATGTTAGGGGTCCTGAACCTTCCGTGGAAGCAGAACGGTCATACCAACGGAGGGTGCCGCCGCCCTCGGCAAATTCCAGAAGATTCTGGGAGTCATCATCATCATCGTTCTGATGAAAGTAGAGCCGGTTATTGGCGGTATCCAGATGATCGAAGTATCCAATCGGGACCTCGTTTGTGATGGCAAGTTCCAGTGTGGCATGTGTGCCACCATCAAAGATTAGATCTCCGGTCTCCAGACCACTGGGAAGGGCTGTTGCACATGTCAAATACCGCAAACACTTTGCCGCCTCACCCGCAGCATAACTCGAAACTTCATTGGGGTCATCTCCACCCACCAGAGAAGGATTCTTGATCAGAGACACTTGACGAAACGGAACAAACAGACCATCGCCGCCAAGATCGTCCTCAAAGTCTGCCCGAATACCACAGTAGTATGTGGGGAGAAGCTTCAGATTATCAGTTCCCACACCTTCCAGAGGAAGGATCATGGGCTGTAATACCGCAGAGCCAGATGCAGGAACCGCATGTGCATTCACAACACCCAAAAGGTTTTCTGTGAGAATGTCATCGTTATCATCACTGTCACCCAAATCAACTACACAGGATGTGATTGCCCCTCCGGTCACGGTAATCGTGCAAGCAACAGTCTGGTTGTATTGAGCAAAATCAGTTTTATCGCCTGAACCTCCAGTGGATTTGAGACCCGTGAGATTAATATTAAGGCTACCCGCAGTATAACCAGAGCCGCCACTCACGACATTGAAGCCATATATGAGACCTCCTGTGCCTTCCGAAGGATGGTTATTGCTGGCATGAACACCCAGTGCGCTGTTCAGAACCGCACCATCACCCGGATTTCCTATTGCCGCGAATTGACTTGTGAAGAAACCGCTGTCTCGGTTCAGGGTGCAGACATATGCCCATCGATAGTTGTCACTGGTAGTCGAGATGAGTCCATTATTCTCAGTATCCACACTGGCTCCCCAGACACTATTCAGGGTACTGGTAAGAGTGGGTTCATCAGCAGCAACTGTGACTGCGGTGAGATTATTTTTCAGGCACAGAAAAACCTCAAGGTCTGTGTTGATGGCATAGCATGGCTCATACTCCACGCCATCAATGGTTTCGGCAAAAAAGCAGTTGGGGTCATTTGGGTCGTATACCTTGAATCGCTTCGCTGTGCGAAAATATACACGCGGAATCACCCGGTATGCGCTGTTATTCCCAACCTTGCTTATGGTCGCCAAGTTGTTCAGGGTCGTGAGTTCCTCGGCTCGACTCGCAGAAGGCACAGGCAGACTGAAAGAGGCATGGTCCTCGGCATACCCACTAGCATCGTTGTCATATGCATCGGATTTACCGATACCCACAAAGTAGTTGTTGGTCCCCCCTGTGATGTCGTTGACCAAAACCTGTGCTGCGTTCCTTCTGAAATCGTCTGTAATTATTGCTGCCATGACTTTATCTGTGTAGTAGTAGTAGGTTGTCCTTCTTCGTCGTTATTTATACAATTATTGACTATCTTCAATTATGAGAGTGTCTGTGAGACTTCTGTAGTCCTGTGAACGAATGGTAAGAGTCCCAGTTGGTTCTGATGTGCCATCTACCACGATATCTAGTCGGGCAGTCGATGTGTTCCCATTGGTCATCTGCTTGTTCTGGTAGTGCCATTTAAAAAGATCGTCTGCTTCAGGGCTTGAGTACGTCGTAGATCGTCCCGAGCGATACCATGGGCGATAATTTACCCCGGCACTCTCGGCGGCTGAAGATCCAATTGTATTCTGGATCTGGGAGTCAAATCGAACCGCATGAGAAGCGGCATGTGAGTAGCCCAAGCGAAATCTCGATTTATCGTATTCATATCCAGAAACATGGTCAGGTGGTAGTGTTGAATACCCGGAACCCCGTGTGATCCAAAGCCAATCTCCGATTCCACCCAGACCGACTGTGTCATTGGTGGTCTCATCAAACCCAGTGACATAGGCAATCGCCACCGCTCCAACATATTCGGCGGTCAAGGTATGACTGGTTGCGGTCCCTGATGTATGCGTAGGGGCAGATGACCCACTGGTCCCAGCCACGGTCACTTGGTAGAGGTTATCGCCCGCAAAAAATTGATCGCCTACAACATATGCGCTAGATGCTGCAAATTTTGTTCCCACTGTGATGGTGTAATGCGGCTCATGTTGTCCGGTCGCATAGTCCTCATATTCGTTCTCCATCAGTTGTGTGGTGGTGAATCCTGCGCCTGAAAATACAAATTGAATCGAGCTGATGGTTCCATCACTGGCAATGTTGCCCCAACCCCATGCGCCCTGTGCCGATGTGATTGCCGTCGCTGATGACGCTGCCTCAATTGTCAGGGGGACCCCCACTGTATTTCCGTCATTGATTGCCTGATAGTGGTTCAGGTAATCGGATGTGCTTTCTCCTGCGGCATAGTAGTAACCGCTCGTAAAATATCTGCTGTAGCCCAGATATCGCTCTGGGCGAATGATCAGGAACCCAAGGTTTCTGTCAGAATCGTTGTAGTCATCGGATTCGTCGAAAAGAGTCCAGTCATCAGAGGAAAGCTCATCGGTGTTTTCCAATTCAAATTCAAATTTCACATTGTTCCCCACAGAAGGAATATCACGACTCGCAAGCTGAATCCGAATAATTTCACCCTCAGAACCAGCAGAATCCCCATCCAAGTATGCCCCGCCCTGACCATCGGAATAGAGAAGCTTCAGGGTATGCGGTATCAGGTTGACATCTGCCCCAAATACTGGAAATTGATTTGCAATTCGATTGTAATTATTTTCAAGTTCTGCCAGAGTCTTGAGCGCAAATGATGAAATTGTGGTGGGATCAAAAAATTTATCTTGTCGCTGATACTGCGCATGAACAAAGAGATCTCTGGCATTCTCGATCAATGGATTCAGGGTGAAGGACACCGAGACAAAGCGGGATTCCAGAAGTTCTGCGGGGGGAGCCTCGAAAATCTCACTGTTATCCAAGTCACTATCACCATCATCTCCATAGATGTCTGCAACCACATCAGTCCCTGCACCACCATAGATGTTGGTAATGAAGTCTGAGTCATCTCCTGTGATTTCAATTCGATCAACTCCAGTGGATCTCCAGCGTAGTCCTGCCTGAACATTCACCAGACTCTTCACTAAAACCTGTGTGGGAGGCTCATACTTGGACAGGAAATATGCGGTGTATGGGTCAAGATCCAGTTGCTGGTATGGGTGTGTGGCGGAATTCGCCCCTGTGCCAAAAAGAAATTTTGTGCCTGTATCACTCAGGTTCGTGCTGTAGATCCGAAAATCCTTGAGGTGACCCGCAGTGTGAAGGGACCCCTCGCCCCCCTGAGATTCAGTAGGTTCTGACCCACTCATCAACGAGATAAGATGGAATGTGTGCTGGCGACTTATCCCATCATCATCAAAGGATTCAAGGTTGATATTAGCGTCTGTTGCCTCCTTGATTCCATCCACAAACAGAGAACCGCTACGATTTCCATCATACACATAGGCCAGATGGTGCCATTCGCCATCTGAGATGGTTGTGGTGGATTGAAGAATCACCGGAACCCCATCACTGGCATCAGAATCCCCACCCTCCTGAATATAAAGCAGGGAGAACTTCCCATCAAACTTACCCAGAGCAACACCGTTGTTACCACGCGATGCTAACAGAATACTATCTGCACTCTGGCTGGTCTTCAGCCACATCGAGACCGTGTAAGGATCTTCCTCATCAAAGTGAAGGGGTCCCTTGCGGACACCTTCTGAATCTCGCTTGTAGTCCCAATATAGATTATCAGGATTTGAGGGGTCCAGACCTTGCATTGATGGGTTCGTGTAGGTAAGAATGTAGTCGCTGGTCCCATCAAATGACCATGCGCCCTCAGTGCTGTCCCATGTGGGAGTGCCGGTCGCATTGGTATATCCATTTAAGCTGGGAAGTGTATTGGTGACCTCCTCGACCACCCAACCCGGAATATTTGCGGTATCAATGCTACTCTCACTGTCCAGAGTATATCTCAGGACCGGCTCAATGAAGGTCTCAACTGTCTTGCGCCGATTAGGGGGCAGAAGGTCATAATACCACTCATCTCGTTGCTCTGCATTGGCCCCATAGTAGTCCTCGCGCTGAGAATCGTCGCCATCAAACCAGTAGTTGGCATCCCATCCCGGCTTTACGACCGAGAGATCCCCACCTCCCACTGCACCAGATTCCACCAAGGATGAAACACTAAACCTCATCCCCGCAGGATGGGTCATCTTCTTGAATTTACTTCGCCACTCCCCTCCACCTGATGGCAACTTGGTGGTCCGAATCCTGTAGGTGTATGGATCATCCCCATACTCAACATGGATGTCATCCACATCATTGAAAAATATTCTAAAAAAGGTATAGACCGCTTCCACGGTCCCCTTGGAGCGATAGTAATGAACAACCCTCTTATACAGAGTCACTCGGTCCATGTGGTCCGAGTTTGGGACAGTGGCGGCAATCTCATCCTGAATCGAGTCCAAATACTTCGCGGAAGTCTCATCAATATCATTCTCACTGACCATATGGCCGATCTCCCATGTCGGCGCACCCTCCTGACTCATGTAGTCATAATACTCCTTCAGAAAGTTGGTGAGATTTTCTGCCGACCCGCGTATCTGCTCTGGAAAAAGTTCATTGACCCTTGATGCCTCATTTGGTCTGGGGGTGGCGTTTGCGACTGACTCATGCATAATACTATTAGTCGGGAGTGTCTCGATTGTATGTTATGTAGTCGTCGCTAATACGTGATGTGACATTAAGCGCCGCAGTGTCAATCTCAGCAGTGACATTTGTGCTGGTCTCATCAATATCTATGATGAAGTTTCTCTTGGATGCAATGTCATTGGATGCTGGGCGGGTGAAAATCTTGACTGTCAGGCCACTGGACTTGATGCCCGTGAGCTTGAGTATGGTATATGCCCCGGTCCCGATTGCGGATTCGGTGACGGCAGATGCCCCAAGAAAAATAATTCCCTTGTTGATATGCACAATACCAAAATATTTTGGCGTGGTGGAAGAATCAGATGCCGGGGAGCCATCGTAATACAACCGCTCTCCAGACGTATCGTCTTTCCGGTAGATAGTCAGGAGGGCAAATCCAGACCGAATCCCCTCTGGCCGATGAGTTCCAAAGCGGTATTCATTGATCCCACCCATGACGCTGAATGACTCACCCTCCTTGGAATAGACAATATCCGCCTCATCACTATCGAGTTTGAAGGTAAATTCCAGTTTCAGGAGTTTCTTTTGGGCATCACTCAGGGCAACATCACTAAATTTTCCAATATACTGGTAGGTGAACCCAGAAGCAGCAGCCCCCATGGTGTAATCTGTATCCAGTTCGATATCTCTGGGTGGCTCAACCCCTGCGGTCCCAAATTCCGCAGATGGATTGTTGAGACTCTTCACCCGATACACATTGTCCTTAAAGTAGAACGTATTGCCCACTGTATAGTTCGCTGCCCCCAGAAACTGTGTGGCAGATGCCCGCCCTGAAAGATCTATGATATCCGTGGTCTCAATATCAGACTCCAGAAGCTTCTGATTGAATACCAGATTCCGGTAGGCATACACCCTTGCGGCAGTAGAGAGAATTGCCGGTGAGGTCGCGTCGATCCTCGCCAGAAACTTTGAAAATCGAAAAATGGAATTGTATTCCTGTAGATTTGCATTATCAAAATTCGTGATCGTAGACAGGATCGCAGATGCCATGGAGTCCGAGTTCAGGGTCGTGAGATTGGGATTGAACCTCGTAAAGACATCAAAATAAAGGTAAATGAAATTCGGGTCCAGAAATACGTGCCGAAGGGTGAGGACCCCTTTATCGCGCAGAAGGTTACGCAGGGAAGCTTTTTCATTCAGGCTCAGGAGCGAATCGTCCGACTTCTTGCCACTGATATAGACTGCACCCAGATCAACAGGATCATTGTCCTCTCCCCCCCAGACAGAAACCGCAGTGGCATCAGATGCATTCAAGATCTCTGTCTTGTAATCATCCACAGTCACTGCACGATCCTGTGAGGTGAAACTCAGGGGGGCATTGAATCTAATTTCCTCAATGGTCTCCCGGTCACCACCCCCGGATGATATTGTCGCGGTATCGACCACAATATCAGCAAGCGCGACACCCACGGAATTTGTCAAGGTGGAACTGATATTAAATGTAGTTGCACCATTAGCATCCGCCCCACTGGTAGAAAGATATTCAATTGCAATTACTGCACCGGCTTGTGGTTTTTTCCCCACCACGCCATCACCAAACTCAACCTCATAGAACCCATTAGGATTCTCAAAGATGAAATAGATGTCCGTGGTAGAAGTTGCGGTTGACAACTCAGTAAACCGGGTATACAATGTAGCGTCACTCGTATTGTCATTTGGAAATGTCGTCACTTTGATGGCATTAATATCCACATTGGAGTCAGGAATCTCATACCTCCGGTTGGTATCCGATGCATCATAGGTGTATTTCACGGTCTTGAGAGACCCCTCCTTGACCAAAATTTCTTTACGGGAGGGAGCAGCTCCGGGGGCGAATGACCCGGTGAACGACTCAGTGGTAATGAAACTGTATGAATTCCCGCCCACAGAGGATGTGAAAATAGTATTCTTGGGGACCGTGCTGAGACTCGAAATATCAGACCCACTCAGTGTCAGGGTAGATGTGGATGCACTGAAAGAATGTGGAAGGTAACCCAGAGTCTTGGCGCGACCCACAACATTTTTTCTAAGCTGTGCGCTACTCAGGAACCCCTCATTAACCGCGAGATGTGCCAAAATGGCATTGTAGTGGGTGTTGTATGCCAGAATATCCAGAAGGTGGTTCAGCCCTGACCCCTCGAAATCCCAGTCCCGGTATGCTCCTCCCTCGCGCTTAAAATAGTTTTTGATGTTGACTTTGATGGTGTCAAAGTCAAGCTCCGTTACATTGAGTTTTTTTCCGGCCATGGTGAGAATAATTGAGGATATTACCTTATTCGGGTGAGATAAAAAGAGACTTCTTGTGCGATGCTAGATTCTGTAATTCGAAATCCAATATTGACTCGAAATGCATTACGGTCCATGTCATCAAACACCTGAACCACCACATCATCGATTCTCGGCTCATATCGGTTCAGGACTCGGTGAATCTCATCCCTCATGGATGCTGCGGTAAAGAAATCCGCATTCTCAAAGAGCAGTCCAGTGACATTTGAGCCAATCTCTGGGTGAAAGGGTCTCTCTCCAAAGTTCGTGAGAACCAGATTTTTAACTGAACCACGAATGGCATTCAGGTCCGTGATTGGCCGAATATCCATGGTATTCGGGTGTAGATTAAAAAGAAGGGAGATGTCACTGAACAGAGTCGGCACCACATCAATGGGGTTTACTCCATCTGTGTTTTTGTCTGATGTGCTAATTGACATAGTGCTGCTGCTGCTATTGTGACTCTATTTATGCCCCTATTCGCCCGGTTGCTGTGAGATATTCGATATACACATCTGCATTGGCCCAAAGACCACTGTCTGCCAAGGTCCTTGCGGTATCCAAGGCCGCAACATGGTCTTTATGGGATTCCCTACTCAGGACACTCTGGGTCACTGGATTGATAATTTTTCCTGCCGTCATGATGGTCTCGGGAATTATTTTTTTGTTGCTTCGGACTACGGAATCAAAAGGCTTCTCGGCAGCAGAGCTATCCCTCTCCAGAATGTCCTGAATGATCTTGACAAACCATGCAAGGTAACCTCGGGCCTGTCTGAGATACCACAACTCGTTTTCAATCTTCTGAACCTCCAGCTTGAGGTTGTTTTCAGGTATGGAAAGCGGTTCCCTCTGGGCGATACTCTGGATCAAACCAAGATATTGTGGGGGTAAAACCAAGGCACTCAGTCGAATCTCGGCATCAAAGATGGATTCCCATGGGACAATCTCCTCCAGTTTCTCCTGAACCAAGATATTCCACTGGGACTTGCTCAAAACTGCACTGAGTGGGGACGAGTTCAGGGAGGCAGACCTAAAAGTTGGATCTACCCCGGCATCTGCTGATTTGTTTACTGCTGCCATTCTCCTTGTTATCCTCCTGCAAATACATTAGGGGAACCCTGTGCAACCACTGTGCAATTATTGATACCATCACCGATCCGACCACATCCCAGACCATTCACCCAGACCGTCCCGGAACCCTTCAAAAGCTTCTCTGCATGAGGGACACAATTCTTTCCTCCCGGCTTCTGATGAATAGTATTCAGGTCACTTTCCCGTGAAATTGCCCTTCCATTGCAGAACACATTAGGGGAACCCTGTGCCCGCAGGGGAGTTGAGCAATGTATTGCATCTTGGTCTCCTATCCTCGTTACGGAAGGCATCAAGGGTTCCCCCGTTGCTGTTCTTCCTCCTGAAAATAATTCAGGAGAAATAATCGTATGCTCTCGCTATTATTTAGGACTTCCTGAGTGAAGGTGAATACCTCCTTCAGGTCCCCAATATCCGAAGTCCCCTTGGCAGCAGATGTGTACCGAGTATATGTCACTGTGGCAGTGAACGTC